CTAGAAATTAAGGTAACTTGCTAGTTTTTGGGTGGCTTCGTTCTTTTGCTTTGCAGTGACTGCCGTGTAAATATCTAAAGTCGTTCGATAGCTTGAATGTCCTAGCTGATCCTGAACCGATTTAACCGAAGCACCAGCTTCAAATGCCAAGGTGGCATAGGTATGCCGAAATGCGTGGACGGTTACGTGTTTTAGATCATATTTTGTCAGGGTATGTTCAAGCCATTTGCGTGGCTTAGATGGCTGAAACATCTCGTTATTCTCATTGGCAAAAACATAATTGTTGCTGTGATTTACGTTAAAACCAAAACGGATAAGATATTTCTTCTGGTCCAATTGCCACCGTTGCAAAATTTGCACTGTTTTAGGGTCTATGAAGACAGTTCGATTACTTCTGGCAGTCTTGGGTGTCTGTACCAGTAAACGAGCCATATCGCCTCGAGACTGTGTTTTATTGACGCTTATGGTGTGATGAACAAAGTCAATATCTGACCATTCCAAACACAGCATTTCTGACTTTCGCATACCGCTAAATGCTGCTAAACGGAAGAACACACTTGCTTGTGGCGTATTGTCGTCATCATTCAGACACTCAAAGAAGTTTTGCAATTCTGACTTATCAAAATAATTCTCTAAGTTTTTGCGTGAACGATCATTCTTATTTACTGGTACAATAACGCGCTTAGCTGGATTTTCACTGATCAAGTCAATGTTGATGGCATAATCGAGAACCTTAGCAACGTAGTTCATAAGCGTATGATACTTGGCTAATCCCTCGTTAAACCATTGGTTGATTGCTTTCTGACAATCTTTAATGGTTATTTGAGCTATGCGGTACTCGCCAAACACGGGCAAAATGTGTAGGCGAAACATTCGTTTGGTAGTTGCCCAAGTGCTTTCTTTAACGGTATGCTGGTATTGTGTAAACCAGAGTTGATAGATGTCACTAAAAATAGAATTATCATTCTTTGTGGGAAGTCCATGGTTGTAAACATCAAGTTCAAGTCTTGATAATACAATCTGGGCTTCTTTTTTTGTCTTGAATCCACGACGCCGGGTAGTTTTCTTCTTACCGGTTAGTGGATCAGTACCTAAATATATTTGAAATTGATAACGGGTATTCCCGTCCTTGTCCTGATACTTCTTGATTGTTGCCATATATAATTTCCTCCATAACGTACCGTGCGGGGGCAGTGTTATGTAAGAAAGAAAACTAAATTGATTAATTTTCGTCGTAATCAAATGTTGGTATTTTTTTCATTTCAGAAATAATGCGTTGGGTTTGGTCATAGCCAATACGGCTTGATTCTTTCATAAAAGTCAAGACATCATCAATATTAGCTCCAAAGTAGTTATCATCAAATAACAGCATTTCATCAATTTTATCAAGATTTTTATTATCTTTAATTCTATCCTTGCTAAATTCACGAAGAACATTGCTGTCTATGCTTAGCTGATGAATAAAAAAATAAGCAGTGCTGGTAAGATCCTTACTATCATTGTCTAAAGCTTTTATTTTCTCTTCGTTATTAATTATCCAGAGTGCAAGTTCGAGTGAAGTAGCTTTTGAAAGGTTATGATAATTAATTTCGTTATTTTTAATTTTTGTCAGTAAGTTAATCGCATCACCGTCTGATTTCATGGGATAGTCGCGTTTATCGGTACTCTTATCGAGATATTCAATTGATACATTAAAGTAATCTGCAATTTCCTCTAGTAATCCTAACTGAGGGTTTCTTTTTCCGGTTTCATATTGGCTTAATGCGTTGTCTCTAACATTTAATATTTTACCTAGCTGTTTGAGAGTAAGGCCCCGTTCTCTTCTAAGTTCTCCAATTCTATTTTCCATTTTTATACCTCCTTAAAAGAATATAACATGTAAATCACAAAATGTGAATTTTGCCGTTGACACTCACACCTTGTGAGTGATAATATATTCACATCATGTGAGTGAGGTGAAAATGAATGCAAAAACAGCTACCTAAGCAGATGAATTACAAGCAAGCATTGAAGTTTTTCAATATCGGGTCGTATAACACGCTGTATTCTTACATTAAAGAAGGCCTTAAAGTTACACAAGTAGGCAGTGTTAAGCGGATTGATCAAGATGACGCCAACAAGTTCTTAGAAGCACATAAAATTTAATTGCACCGTGCGGGGGCAGAATAAGCTTAAGGAGGTGATCCTATGAATTTGGTCAGTTTACTGTTAGTCGGACTTTTTGCCAGTTATTTTCTTGGCATTGCTACAGCGTTAGTTGGAATGAAGAAAGCGTAAAGATACGAGGCAAGAAAAATGGGAGAGCATACAAAAAAGACCTACTTAACTTTGGCGAGTAGTAGGTCAGATAATCAGGAATGTATGTTTCCCCTTAATTCTAACATGAATAAGGAGAATGGAAAATGACAAATGAAGAATTATTGAAGCAATCTGAAACGTTAGCAAAAGCGTGGGAGTCAATGAAAGTTAGTGTTGACAGTCTAAGTATGATTATCGCACTTACGAGAGATGATAAGGCTTGGGGAAAATATTATTTTGAGAGTCGTCTAGCGGATAACTTGGAAGATAACCTATTAAGCATTTCTAAAACCATGTTTGATGTGTCAAACGCTATTTGCCCTGGAGAATAGGTGGTGACGTGATGGAAGAATTTTCTTCGTTATATGCGGCACTTGATTTAGTTGAAAGCGGATATGAAATTTATCCTTTATCAGCTAACACTAAGATACCACCTAAGGGCCACCATGGCTATTCGGAAGCCACCAGAGACCAAAACACCATTTGGGACTGGTTTCAAAATAACCCGGATTACAATTTGGGATTGCGGTTAGACACGTCCCATTTATTGGTGGTTGATGTTGATATTCACGATTCTACTAAGAATGGAAAAGATAGCCTGATGAAATTGCAGCGCCAAGGCAAGACACTTTCACCAGATACGTACATTGAAAAGACAGCCGGTGGTGGTCTCCACTACTTCTTTAAGTATACCGGAGATAAGGTGCGTAAGGTCGATAATTGGCCGGGCATTGATCTGCTAAGCGATTTCACAGTGATTGCACCAAGTGAAGTTGATGGTACGGCTTATGTCCCCTTAGCTGGGCGAACATTGGCTGATATTCAACCGGCGCCTAATTGGTTAGTTGATGAATTAAGCACCAATAGTTTGAACGGTGCGTCAGAACACGCCTATGCCACACGCCAAAAGAAGTATACGGGGCGTTTGCTTGATGAGATGGTGCAAGGGGTCAGTACAGGTGATAGAAATGTTTGGCTTACTAAAATGGCTGGCCGAATGTTTAGCGTTGGTGCTAATCCGAAAACTGTTTATAACATGCTATCGGTGATAAATGATTCTTTTGTTGACCCGTCGCTACCCAGTAAAGAGGTAAATGTTATTTTTCAGTCTATTCTAAAACGAGAGAGTAAGGGGGTTCATTAATGGGCAAAGCAATGGATCTACCAGCAGAGACCCGAGAAGCGGCCAGCAATGTTATCAAAATGCAACGTGACGCTGATTGGCAGAATGATTTCAAAAAAAATTCGGACGATGGGATCAAAACACAGTCTCTTTACAATATCCGCTTAATTATGGAACATGACGAAATGTTGAAAGGGCTAGTTGCATTTGACGAGTTTTCGGAACAAATTGTTAAGACGCCACAAGCAGACAATTCACTGTTCAAAAAAGGTTTTTGGAATGATGGTGATGACACGTTATTGAGAAGCTATATTGAAGATCATTACAATTTGTTATTCAGCAAGGAGAACATTACCGACGCAGTAGTTACAGAGGCACGCCGCAAGACAATCAATCCGGTTAAGGCTCGTATTGAAGCGGCAGAATGGGACGGCCAGCCACGTGCTGAACGTTATTTCATTGATTACTTAGGTGCCGAAGATAATCATTACACCCGCACCATCACTAAGAAATGGCTAACTGGTCTTATTGCCCGGGCTTATGTTCCCGGAGTTAAGTTTGAAATTGTCCCTATCTTAGAGGGGAGCCAAGGACTTGGCAAGAGTACGGCTGGTAAAAATCTATACCCGGATAAATTCAATGATTCGTTGAAAGGAATGGGTAAGCAGAAAGACGATTATCAACAGTTGCAAGGTAGTTGGATTATTGAAGTTGCCGAGCTTTCCGCCATGAAGAAGACGGATATTGAGGGAATCAAAAATTTCATTAGTGCACAATCCGACACATACCGGAACAGTTATGGCCGCTATGCGTTGCCACACCCGCGTAAATGCGTATTTATTGGCACAACTAACCAAACCGACTATTTAAAGGACGCGACCGGTGAACGGCGCTTCTATCCAATTAAATGTGGGGTCAACAAGGCCAAATTAGATGTATGGCACCCGGACGAGAATTACATGCTTCAAGTATTGGCGGAGGCCGCGTACTGGTTTAGGAATGGCGAACCGCTATATCTGAATCAGGCCACCATGAAAGAGGCTAAAGCCTATCAAATGGAGGCTGAAAGTGTTGACCCTATGAAAGATGCTGTTGAAGAATTTCTATCCATGAAAGTACCTGTCGATTGGGAAAACATGAGTACCAGCTTGAAGCAAAGTTATGTTAATGACTACGGTCATCAATCTAAATGGTTGCTTAATCAGATTAGCAGAGAACGGAAACTACTGAATCAAACAACAGCTCGTGAAATTATGGAAGTTGTTTTCCATAAAACAGTTGATCGTTATTTAACTGGGCGAACAAACTCAGAAGCAAAGCGAATTAAATTGTTAATGGATAATATGGACGGTTGGAAAGCACAACGAATTAGAATGAATGGAAAGTTTCCACATGGATATGTTCGCGTACAATGATTGAAAATGCTAAGTGTACCACGTTGCACCGGGTAATGAACCACGTTAGGACACTTTGAAACGCTGTTATATCAACGATTGTCTGGGTGTACCACGTGTACCACGTTAAAACGAAAAGTTTCAGGTACAGGAGGAAAAGGAAAAAATGAAAGTAATTTATCCAAGTTTAGTTGAACAATCTTTTGATCTTTATGTCAAACGATATGGAACGGTTCCTTCAAGCAAAGTAAACAAGTTGAAATCACATATTTATAGTGTCTTAGTGCGAGAAGGTGTTTTGGAACAAAATGGTGATCCAACCCAAAGAGCAAAAGATGATGGATTGGTTGAAAGCTTCACTCCGAATGAACAGGGGGAGTATGAGCTAGAATCTGTAAGAGATTTAAAACTTATGTACCCAATGTATGCGCAATTTAGTGACAATCACTTCATGAAATCAAGTCAAGGGTGGCTAGCTGACGCCTATGTTATCCGAAGTGTTGCAAACCAAGCATTGAATGATCCTAGTAGTAATGAAGAACAACGGCAAAATGCTTACAAGATGTTGGAACAATTAGACAATTAGTTTTAAGGAGAGAAATAGTTATGAAAATCAGATTAATTGATGTTGATGGAAATAGTGGTCAAACTGATTCGTTTGTTACAAGAGAGCCAAAAGAGGGCGAGTACCTGTATTCACGTAACGGTCGAGATATTTTGATTGTGAATATTTACCAATTTGTTAGAAACACGAAAGAAAATCAACGTGAAGAACCTGACTTTGTGGCAATGGTTGAATATCAAGAAAACGGAAATCCAGTTTTAACAGATTCATACAGTGAAGCAGAACGAAAAGTGGTTGATTGGCTTAGTCTAGGTGACGACGATGAAAACCTATGATGTATCACGTATGAAGCACCGCTGCCAATTCGGTGTGTATGGTGACAGTGGTGAGATTAACCCGAATACGGGTGTTCCCATTCAGCAGTTTGCACCGCAATTCTCACTATGGTTCGGTGAGTATAGCCAGACCATTAATCAGCAGATCACTCTAACCGGAGACAATCTGACAGATACGAAGATGATTGTGGTACGGCATAATGAGCAGGTCAATCAGCAACAACTGGTTAAGATCGGTGACACCCTTTATCGGGTCAACAACGTATCCGGTGATGATGAGGTTAACTCATTCGATGTGATCACATTGGTTCGCTACCAGAAGCGCGGTTAATAAATTAGAGGTCGTCTTTACAGGCGGCCTTTTGTGTATGCAAGGAGATCTATTTATATGGCAAAACCTATGAAGCAATGCAACCATGCTGGGTGCCGTCAGTTGGTGCCCTATGACGTCCGTTACTGTGATAAGCACCAGCATAAGGCTAACGCCGAAACGTACCACAAACGCATGCATGGCGAGCATGAGGGACGCTATCAGCAGTTCTATAAGTCATCTCAATGGCGTAAGTTGTCCCGGCGATTCCTAGAAAACAATCCGGTATGTGTACAGTGCTACCAAGATGGTGTGATACGTAAGGCTGATGTGGTCGATCATATTGTAGAGTTGCGTGATGATTGGTCACGGCGACTAGACGAAAGCAACTTGCAGCCGCTATGTTATAGACACCATAATCAAAAGACTAAGCAGGCTAGGGAAACGCGGTCAAAAGAGGCCAGCATTAAGAATGGTGGTAAGGCGTGATGTGACTGCGATAGATGACGGTTGCGATTATACAGAGTATTCGCAAGTGAATATGGTTAGGTAGAGCTGAATTTTCAGCTGAATTAAAAATGGCTGGCTAAGTTAAACTTAGGTAGTATATCTCCCCAAAATTGAGGACATCTTTCAGCCGAGTTACTTAAGCGGAGTTTTCCGCTGTACTATCTGAGGCCGCAAGTTACGACCCCAACGCACTAACTTGGTGCATTGGCTGACCCGTTAAGATGACGGGACAGGTTGCTTTCGTGGCTCAATTTTGAGCCCCCAATTTTGGGGAGCCAAGCCGAAAACTAGGCTGAGTCGGATTTGGTAGCCGACAATTCGACCGCGAGTATTCTAAAGTGATTGTAAAACTTGGTATAGCAATGATATGGGGGGGCTATGAATGAACCGATAAGAGCGGGCACACTCCTTTCTGTGCGTAAATTTCCCTTTAAAAATTTGACTTTTTGCCAATATTGACAGAAATCAGAAAATGTCTACTACTTTATACAAAATTTGCATAAATAAAAAGTCAGGGGGTGAAGAATAACTATATATAGTATGCTAACCAATAACAGCATACTATATATTGCACTTTTTCCTCGAAAGTGTTACGATTTATGTATAATAAACGAATTCCGAATATATGTATCAATAAGCCGCTATGGGTCTAACCCGTGGGGGCTTTTTGGTGCGTAAATTTAAACGAAAGGAGTGATCCGAATGGGTCGAAAAGTAAAAGCCTTGGCTAGTATGAATAAACATTTAACCAATGATGAGCGTGATCAACGCAAGGACGCTGAAAAAGCGTTATTTGATTATCCGGTGCTTGATTTAACCCCGCCAGATTGGTTACATGATCGTGCCTTGACTGAATGGCAACGGGTAGCGCCTTATTTAAAGGCCAATACCCCAATTAGTGAACTTGACCGGGCCATGTTAGCCAGTTATTGCCGCGCTTATGCAACGGTACAGACTTGTGAGAATGATATTCGTAAGAACGGGCTGGTACAAACTAATCAAGAGACTGGTGTACGTAAGCCGAACCCTTACGTGGCCTTGCAGTCACAAGCGATGAAAGATTTAAAAGCCTTAGCCAATGATTTAGGCATGTCGCTATCGAGCCGGGCCCGCATGGAATTAAACAAGCAAAAAGATGAGACACCCGAAGATACTTTTGAGGCGATGTTGTCATGATTGAATACGTTGATCAAGTCTTGTCCGGTGAAGTATTGGCTTGTCAAAAGATTAAATGGGCGTGTGAGCGATTTAAACGCGATTTAAGCCGTTCTAAAGAAGCTAGCTTCCCATTCTACTATGACGAAGATAAAGCGGCACAGGCGGTTAAATTTATCGAATTAATGCCTAAGACTGACGGTAGCCAACTCACCATGCAGCCCTTTCAAGAATGGATTATCAGTGAGTTATACGGCTGGCGGGAGAAAGCAACTGGCAACCGGCGTTATGACCGGGCATTCATTAGTATGGCACGGAAAAATGGCAAAACCTATCTGGCTTCGGGTATGGCCGCTAATGGCCTTTTAAGAGAACGCCAGCCCGCCCGCAACCGACAAGTATTATTCGTCAGCAACGCGCTTAAGCAAGCTAAATTAGGCTACGACATGCTTTCAAGTGGGCTACGGCAAGTCCGCAAGCAATCGAAGTACATGCGGCAACGGATTAAGGTACAGAAACAAGCCATTACTGACTTAGAAACTGATTCGCAGGCCTTGGCCCTTGCCAGTGATACCAGTACGCTTGATGGTTATGCTGGCACAACTGTCATTCTTGATGAGTGGCATGAAGCTAAAGACCGCAAAGTGTATAACGTCTTAAAGTCAGGTCAAACGCAAGAAGATAATTCATTACTAGCGGTGGTTTCCACTTCGGGGCTTAACCTCAACGTCCCCATGCACGCCGAATATGAGATGTTGACGGACGTTTTAAAGGGGAAGATTGAAGCTGATCGCTACTTTGTGGCAATTTGGGAACTAGACGACCGCGAAGAAGTTTACGATCAAGCCAATTGGATCAAGGCAAACCCGTTGTTCAGTGAACCACACGTTAAGCAACGCATGACGGAGAAAATTCAGGCCGATGTTGACCTTGCCATTAAGCAAAATAACCTCATTCCGGTGCTGGTTAAGAACTTCAATATGTGGTTACAAGCCAGTGAGGATAGTTATATTTCTGCGGACGATTGGGCCGCTGGAAAATTAGATGAAACCCCCAATTTGCGGGGGCGCGATGTGTATATTGGCATTGATTTATCAAAAAGTAATGATTTGACCGCGGTTAGTTGGCTTGTGCCAATTGGCAACGGTCAATTTTATTGTGATAGCCATGCGTTTGTGGGCACTAAGTACGGCCTCGATTCTAAGATTAAACGTGATGGTATTGATTACCGATCAATGGAACGGGCGGGCGAGTGTAGTATCACCCGACTAGACAGCGGCATTATTGATTACGATGCGCTATTTGACTATGTGCAGCAATTAGTCGGGCGATATAACTGGAAAGTGAAAGCCGTGGCCTATGATCCATACAATGCCCAAACCTTAATCACTAAGTTCGAAAAATTGAATTATCCTTTATTTGAAGTGCGTCAAGGGACGTTGACCTTGAATATTCCCACCCGAAATTTCCGTGATCAGCTGTATGCGGGTCACATTAAACACAATGGCAATCAGATTCTCGCTTATGCGGTCAATAACGCCATCTTGAAAGTGTTAAATAATGGTTGGCAATTGGATAAGGCACGCAATAGCAACCGGATTGACCCGATAGCGGCGTTAATTAATGCTTATGTGGCCGGTATGGACTATTACCAAGAAAGCGAGGCGAACCAACATGCGAACGAATATTATGCGACTGCAACGGATCTGTTCTAATTACCTATCTGCAATCCTGCTGATTATGGGGCTGATTCTGCTAGTCGTTGGTGTCGGCGGTTGGTTAGGGTGGTATGCAGCCATCATGCTGGCCGGAGTTAGCCTGATCGTTTTGGCACTACTGATTAATTATGAAGAAAAGGAGGTGAACCCATGAGCATTTTTGTTAAAGCAAGCACCACCAGTGGCACTCATGATCCAGTGGCTGACGCCTTGGTTAGTCTGTCTAGTAATGACCCCTATACGTTTGTGAGTGCGGCGGTGCTACGGAATAGCGATATTTATGCGGCCATTAATATTATCGCCAGTGATATTGCCAGCAACCCGATTGTTTGTGATACGGCCATTTTTAATACCATGATTAATCAGAACCCGAATAGCAATATGGACGGTTACCATTTTAAATATGCCTTGGCGGCCAACCTGCTTCTTAATGGCAATAGCTTCGCGGAGATTTTGCCTAATCACACCCTGAAACTGATTCCAAACAATCAATTGGTGGTTGAGCAAGACGATGTGAGCGGCAAGTTGACCTATACTTATACGCCAACCAGTGGAACGTGTCGTCAGATCGCGCCTGATAACATCTTGCACTTTAAATATTTCACCAAAGACGGGGTATCGGGGATCAGTCCACTATATGCCTTGAAAGATGAGCGCCAGATTCAGTCGGCCGGCAATAAATTGCTAACCGGCTTTTTTACTGCCGGCGTGCACGGAACCACGATTGTTAAATTGCACCAAACGGACTTAGGCAAAGAAGCCAAAGAAAACGTCCGAAAACAGTTTGATGAAACGACCACCGGAGAAAATGCGGTTAATACGATTGTCACTGATGATGGTATGGATATTAGCAACTTATCCTTAAATACCGATGTGTTAAAGCTGGTCAATTCGAATGACTGGACGACCCGACAAATTGCTAAAGCCTTTGGCTTACCACCGGAGCGCTTAGGAGTTGAAAACGATCATTCTAACCAAGAGCAAAGTGGCGTGCAGTATCTACAAGGGACGTTACAGCATTACTTCGATAGCTTCACCAGCGAACTATCATTCAAGCTTGGCCATGACTTCACGTTCAATACGGACAAATTATTGAGCCTTGACCCGCAGACCCAGCAAGCCCGAGCGGTGGCTGGATTTACGGGTGGCATTATGAGCCGCAATGAAGCCCGGGCCAAGATTGGCCTGCCACCAACTGACGATGGCGATATTTTCCTAAACTTACAAAAGAATGGAGTGACTAATTCATGAAACAAGACCGACGGTTAACGATTGACGCCGAGTTGCGGGCACAAACACCACAACCAGAAACACCCGAAGACGGGCCAGCTGAAAATTCAGCAGACCCGCAACCTAAAGGTTCCCAAACAAACAAGGGCAAAACAATTAGTGGTTACGCAATTGTATGGAACTCACCAAGTAAAGACTTAGGTGGTTTTACCGAGATTGTAACCCCCAAGGCGCTTGATGGTGTCGATTTATCAAACGTTCTTATGCTCAATAACCACGACTACACTCAAGTGTTAGCCAGTGTTAAGGCGGGCACATTAACGCTAGAAACGGACGACAAGGGGCTACATTTCATTGCGCAACTACCGAATACGTCGTTTGCTAATGATGTTTACGAAGAAGTTCAAAGTGGGAACGTTGATTCCTGCTCATTTGGCTTTGATAGTGACGACGACACCGACGAATGGACCAAAGATGACGATGGCAATATCACGCGCACCATTAATCAAGTCAAAAGTCTGTTCGATGTGTCAGTAGTGGCTGTTCCTGCTTACGACGATACGAATGTACAAGTTGATACGCGTAGTTACGAAAAATTTATCAATCAAGAAAAGGAGCCTGATAATATGGCAAAGCAAACAATTATTGATCCAAACACGAATGAAGATGACAACAAGACCGGTGTTCCTGCCTTTGAAGCTTATGTACGAAGCCACGGTGAAACCCGAGACGGCTTGAATACGAGTGGTGCCAGTGCGGTTATTCCCAAGGAACTAATTACCCCCGTTTTCCAATTAAAGCAATCCACCTACAATCTCGCCCAATATGCGACGGTTAAGCAAGTCTCTAGTGGTTCTGGAACTTATCCTATCTCGACTAGTCGACAATCAGCCGTACTGGCCACCAAGGAAGAACTCGCCGATATTGCGGACGTTAATGCGAACATGTTTACGGAAGTGCCATTTGATGTGAAGACCCGGGCGGGTAAGATTGCCTTATCTAATGAAGTGGTGGAAGACGCCGAAGTTGATATTGTCAGTGAAGTTAAGGCCCAGTTACAACAACTCGTTGATAATACGGACAACACGCAAATTATGGGCCTGTTAACGGGAACCAGTTTCGCCAAAGCAACGGCTAGCAATATTGATGATCTTAAAAAGATTTTCAACGTGACGTTAGATCCTGCGTTGAGCAAAATGTGGTTAGTGAACCAGTCCGGGTTCAACTACCTTGATACCTTGAAAGATTCCGAGGGGCGTTACTTATTACAACCGAACCCAACGGCACCTAGTGGCTTTACCTTGTTAGGGGCTCCGGTAGTTATGATCAGTGATAAGCTATTAGCCAACAATGCAGACGGCACATTCCCAATGATCGCGGGTGATTTATCACAAGCGGTGGCGGTCTTCCGGCGCAACCAAGTAACCGCCCAATGGGATAAGTTCGACCAGTTCAGCCAAGGATTATCAGTGATCGTGCGGAACGATTATGAAGTGATTGATAAGTCTGCTGCGATTAATGTGGCACTAGGAACAGCAACCAGCGGTAAATAGAAGAACATAAGGGGGTGTTAATTCGCCACTCCCTATACAAGGGGGAGCCACTTTGGACACCCCTTATATACATAAATTAAAACTAAGGGGGAACGAATCGTTACCCCCACAAAGGAAGTGATTACATGGCTGTAACCGTTGATGATATTAAAACCAGCTTACGCTTGGACTTGACCGAAGACGATTACTTGATTCAGAGCTACTTAGATTCTGCTAAGGAATATATTCAGACCGCTGTTAGCACTACGGCTGATTTAACCCAATATAAGCAATATGATTTTGCAGTGTCGTTGCTAACACAATTCTGGTATCAAAACCGGGTGGTAGATATGAAGCAGACTCCTTACCAAGTGGTTAGCATGATCCAGCAACTCCGTGGGCTGATAAGTGAAAATGATTAAATTTAATGTTATAATATAGGTGTCCTTGAGTAATTCATCTAATTCATTGTTAGTAAGGGAGCCGCAGATTGCGACTCCCTCTCCTTATACATATATTTGGAATCAGAAAGTGTGATTCCAATGCGACAAGATATTAAGAAGATTCGTAATTTATTAAAAGAGTATGCCAAACTAAAACAGGAAATTCGGACGTTTAATCAGGTATCTAGTCCAGTTCTAAGTGTGGCTCCTAGTCACAGTGGCGGCAATGGCGTTGAAAATAGCCTCATTAACTATGTTGACCTATCTTATCAGCTGAAAGAGGTCGATGACGCGCTAAATGCGATCCACAATCCGCAATATCAATTTATCCTGCATGATTATATCATTGAGAAACGTTTCACCCGAAGCGAGGCTTGCGAACGATTATCCGTTAGTGTCAGCAAATTTAATTATATGAAAAACTGTGCGCTTGAATTATTTAGGGTTGCATACAGCGAATTAAAGTGTTAGAGTTAGTTAAATTGACATGTTCGGAAGTTATAAGTATCATTCATCTTTGCTATCTATTATTTTCTTAGATGTTAATTCAATTTGGTTACTTTGGTTTGATTCCTAGGAGGATATATATGCAAAATGGTACTGTAAAATGGTTTAATGCTGATAAGGGCTTTGGGTTTATCACTGGTTCAGATGATAAAGATGTATTCGTACACTTTTCAGCAATTCAAACTGACGGTTTTAAGAGTCTTGACGATGGGCAAAAAGTTAGTTACGATGTTGAACAAGGCGATCGAGGACCTCAAGCGACTAATGTTGTTCCACAATAATTTGTCTAATATTATGAAGAACTGCTTTTGATGGAGCAGTTCTTTTTTTATTAAAGGCATACAGGAAAGCAATGTGATAATATGGATTTTATAGATGTTTATGGCATTAATCACGAAAATTGTACGCTTGTTACACCAACTAGAGAGTACAGTCGAATCAACATATTCATGGATTCAGTTGGGCGAAGATTTGTAGCTATGAGTCCTGATCCTGTACCTAGTAAATATGGCTCAGTAAATAGTCATTGGAAACGTGGCCGGCCATCTGAAGCACCGAAAGATTATTTTTATATTGATAAATAAAAAAACTGTTAACCGATGAAGTTAACAGTCACTGCCCCGCGCAAGTATGAAGCCACCGGAAACGGTGGTTTTTTTGTAAAGTAAGCCAAATGGTAAGCCAACCATTATTTACTAAGCGTTAAAACCATTGCTATCACTGGTGTGTAGGCATTTATAAAGAAGTGGGGGTCATTCCCAGTATACCCAATCATTGTTATCAGTCGTTGTCATAGGGTGTCAAAACCCTTATGACAGCGGCTTTTTTAGTACCTTAGTGTTTTATAGATGGTGGCAGGGTTTAGTTCACATTTTGACAGAAGAACAGAGTATTTGAAAGTTTTAAAATGAGGATGAAAAGTGATGATATTTTTTCAACAACTAATATATAATGGGATTAGTTGAAAGGGGATAGGGGAATATGCTAAGAAAATTGGGGTTGTCTTTAATTGTTATCGGCGGGGTTTTGACTATAGGGACAAAAAATGTGAATGCGGCCTCTTTTGCTTCAGGGGACTCTATAGTTTCTATGACTACTCGCAATAATTATATTCATGATTCAAAATACCGATACCTAGTCACAAAGAAGAATGCAATTGCTTATAAAGCAATTGGTAAGGCACCTGATTATACTGCTAGTGTGTCTATCAGTAAAAATGTGCCATTAACAGTGCGGCAGACGGTTGAGGGAGGACATATTGTTACGGAACCGCAAAGCACGGATAAATTATTTTTAAGTAACGATAAGCAATTTGTATATTCCAGTGATGTAAAATCATTAAGTAAAAAGCAAATTAAAGTGCTGGCTAAGGATTCTAAAAAGTGGTCCTCAAAAATCGGGAAAAAGAGTGTACAGGCGGTCGGTTATTATACTGGCGATGGTTATGAAAAAATTAACGGGTATTTGAGAAATGGTAAAGGTCAGAAAAAAGTTGTCAAAAAAGCGCAACTGGTCCAAAAGGGGATTTCTAAATTCAAGCTACGTTACAATACGACAGTTTATCGTGGTATATCTAACAAAGGCTTAAAGCTCTCACTAAATAACCGGGGGTTAAGCGTTGGATCAATCTATCAAGACAAGGCCTTCTCTTCTACTAGTCTCTCTAAGCAAGTCGCCTTAGGATTCAGTAGTCAGTGTCTTTTGAGAATCAATATTCCAGCCGGGTCCCATGGGGCCTATATTGATCCAATCTCAAAGAATAAAGGTGAGAAGGAGTATTTGCTGAAAGAGGGACAAAAATTAATTGTTACTAAGATTCAAAATGTAAGTTATACGGAAGCGACAAAAATGTACCTGATTAAAAATAAAGGGTCAAAGGTAGTCCAACACACAACTAATAACGTTAAGGGAAACTACAAACTAATTACGCTAAATTTGTTGAATTAAAAACTGCTAACCAAGGTGGTTAACAGTCACTGACTTGTGTAAGTATGAAGCGATGTTTCTAGTGAATCTAAATAGAAGGTGAGTCGTTAACTGCGGTTATGCGTTGTTGACGGCTTTTTTGTGGCCAGCAGAAACAAA